AAGTGCAAGTTTGACTCCATTGAACGCATTCCAAGCAGTCTACAACACGGGTAGTTTGGCAAGTCCTCAATACAGTGTTGTTATGTTCTTCAGTGGTGCACAAAGTTTGCTTGCTGGTGGCAAAGTAACCGGTTCGTTTATGTATAGTAAACAACCTACTGACACAAGCCGTGGTGACTTTGAAGATAAGACACCGTTTAGTGGAACTGGTGCAAATACTGGTATCAATGCTGGCACAGACATCGGTATTCCAGAAATTAACTTGGAATTGAAGAGCGAACCTATCGTTGCCAAGACTCGTAAATTGAAGGCTGTCTGGACTCCAGAATTGGCCCAAGACTTGAATGCATATCACAGCATTGATGCAGAAGCAGAATTGACTGCACTGTTGAGTGAATATGTGTCTATGGAAATTGATTTGGAAATCCTCGACATGTTGATTAGTGCTGCTCCGGGTGTAACAACTCAAGCATGGAGTGCCAAGATCGGTAACGAATTGTCAGTTAACTTGGATAGCTACGGTAATATGAATAGTATTACTTTGAGCACCGATGCAAACAACAAGACTGCATATGTTAAGAGCACTTGGTTCCAAACCTTGGGTAACAAGATTCAACGTGTATCTAACAAGATTCACCAATTGACTCTTCGTGGTGGTGCTAACTTCTTGGTCGTAAGTCCAGATGTTGCAACTATCTTGGAAAGTATTCCGGGCTATGTAGTAAATACTGATGGTGATAGTGCTAAGTTCGCAATGGGTGTAAGTCGTGTTGGTAGCTTCGCAAGTCGCTTCCAAGTTTACAAGAACCCATATATGGTTGAAAACGTAATCTTGGTTGGTTTCCGTGGAAATAACTTCCTCGAAACCGGTGCAGTTTATGCTCCATATATCCCACTCGTACAAACTCCATTGGTATACGATCCAATTAACTTCACACCACGTCGTGGAGTATTGACTCGTTATGCGAAAAAGGTAATCCGCCCCGAATTTTATGGAAAAGTATATATTGGTGATCTTGACCAAGTATAATACATAATTTAAATTAAAATAACACGAAAACCCCAGCAAATGCTGGGGTTTTTTGTTGTTTAGTTATTATATATTAACTTTACCATACAATTCTACTATATATAGTCACGTAACGATTAAATATTATGAACAGTGGAATATATAAAATAACAAATAAAAATAACGGAAAGTTTTACATTGGCTCATCAAAACATCTTGATAGACGTTGGTGGGAACATCAAAATGATCTAGTCAAAAACAATCATATCAATCCTAAATTACAACATGCATGGAACTATCATGGCAAAAATGCGTTTGAATTTACAATAGTAGAAACCGTGGATGAAACAAAATTATTTGAACGAGAACAATTTTATTTAGATACATTCAAACCAAATCAAATTGGATATAATATTGCAGAAAAGGCAAGCGGAGGTGACAATTTTACAAATCATCCAAATAAAATTGCTATATTAGAAAGAATGAAAACAGCTAATAATAAAGGTCATATGCATGGTAAAACACATAAACTAGAATCAATAGATAAACAAAAAGCGGCTGCTATCGGACGTTATTCACTGCAATGGTTTATTGATAAGCATGGAGAAACAGAAGGAACAAAATTGTATAACGAGCGTAGAATTAATCTTCAAAATCGACAAATGAATTATTCATATAATAATGGTATGAAAGGAAAATCGAGAGGAGCAATGAGTGAAGAAGATAAAAAACGTATAAGTGAAAGTAAAGCGGCGTTTAAGCTTAGAAAAGCTGAGTTTGAAGTAGATTTAAAGTCAAATAATTATACATTACAGCAGTTGGCAGAAAAATTTAATATTAGTAAAACATTAGTGAAATATTATAAACGTAAATTATAAACTATTTATATACATGATAAAATTGACAAAATTATTATTTGAAATTATACAAAGAAGATCAACCCGTTCATGGTTATCTCCGTCTGGAATTTTTTTTGCAACTGTTGACGACGATGGAAATATAGTAAGTCACGAAACAACCGCAATTGATATATTAGATTATTTAAAAACCCACGCAGAAGATAAAGACATAATTAATGAAACGGCAAGTTCAATTTTATTTAAAAGCGGGTATCATCGCATTGTGATGGGTAGTCAAGGGCAGTATTTACCACATGTTTTAATATGTAATAATCCTTTTAAAAAACCAAATAGAAAACAGATGTCAGAATTAATAGATTTAGCAATTGAAAATCAAATAAATACTATCATGTACGACGATGGAACTTCAAAGGGTTATGTAAAAAACGTAATTTGGTCCAATACAGACATATAACATAAAATACAAAGATTTTTATTTTTATTATTCTATTTATTGTTATTATATGATTAAATTAAAATCTTTATTGTTAGAATATATTAATAAACCGGTTTCAGTTTTAAAAAGATATATTACAAAAACAGAAGAAGAAATAAAAATAGAATTGGGATTACATGAGGACTGTCTTGAATTTTTAGGAATTTATTATCCGAGTATTTATCAACAATACAAAAATAATGATTATGGAGAATCTTCTGAATTATTGATGAAAGAATATCCTGAAATTTTTAAAAAATGGTGTAATTTTTTGTATAAAAAGCATAGATCATATGATGATTTTGAACCGGGTTATCCAACATGGAATTATGTAGAATATAGATCAATTGTTAAAAATCAATGGTTGATTCATTTTAGTGACACAGCACAAAATATTTATTATGATCAAAGATTTAGTCGTGGTGTAGATGATTATACAAGATTAGGATTGACTACTAGTTTATCAGAAAATGAAAAAGATTTTGGAGGATATAATTTTGGTTATTTATTAAGTGATTATCAGAGATATGGAAAGGAACGTAAGCGATTCAAATATGGAAAAGAAGCTGTATTATTTAAAGCAAGTGGAATACAGGTTTGGCATTATAGTGATAGTGAGCCGCAAGTAATTTTTTGGGGGCCGAGCGCATTTGATATTGTCTATATTAGAGAAGATCGTAATACAGGAGATTATTATGTATATAGTAGAAAACATAATAGTCCATTTAGTGGAGATTTTGATGATTGTGTAGATTGGGTAATAAACAATTTTAATCAATATAAACGCATATTATTGCCCTAATTTATTCTATTTATTATCATATGAAATTAACTGACATCGTTGAAAATATTGTTCATCCAGCAGAACCTATGAAATTAATAAAGGAGGTTACTGTTAGTCCAAATTTAAAATATCATTTGGATAGAAATTTAACTCTTGAAGAATGTGTATTTCGTAATTATAGCGAGGCATATTTTAATTTGATCAATGAAATTCGTGCATTATATAACGATGATGCTATTGAATTAAATGAGTATGATGCAGACATTGTTGAAAGTGATTTGGGAGAAACTGCTGAATATGAAGGACGCACTGTATATTTGGATGCTCCTATTGAAGAGGAACTTGATGAACAATTGATGTTGGAAGCAAAGCACCGTGGTCGAACAGTTAAATTAAATAGACCATTTAGAACTCCCGGTGGTCCAAAGAAATTTGCTGTTTATGTAAAAAGCAAAAAAGGAAAAATTAAAAAAGTAACATTTGGCGATCCTAAAATGCGTGTTCGTGCAAGTAGCAAAGCTCGTCGCAAGAGTTTTTCTGCCCGACATAAATGTAGTCAAAAGAAAGATCGTACAACAGCAGGTTATTGGAGTTGCCGCAGTCATCGTGTTCGTAGTTTGGGAACTAAAAGTAAAGGTAAATACTGGTAATATATGATTAAACTAAAAACATTACTATTAGAAAATAATTGGCCTAGTTTGCTTTTAGATGACAAGCATACTTGGTATCATGGTCGCACAGTTGATAGTGAAGTTTTTTCATATGATTATCTTGGTGGAAAAGATGCGCTCAATCAAGAAGGACCGGGATTTTATTTTACAAATAGTTTTGAAAATGCAAAAAGATATGCATCTCCGAATGGCGTTATATTAAAATGCAAAATTAATTATAAAAAATTAATTGTTAAAGGTAATATATCAAATACAAAAACCAATAAAAAAATAATTGTAGATTTAATCAATAATAGTCCAGATAAAGATTATACTTTAGAAAACTTTGATGAAAATCCTAAATTAGCAATGATCAAGGCTGTTAATGCATATTTAAATCATGATGATGCACATGATGCATATCAATTAGTTGCCAATGATTTTTATAAAAATCATCCAAAAGAATATTTGCAGCTATTGTCAAAATATTATGACGCACAACTTACAAAACTTGACAATACATACTATGGCGGCACAATATATCATTTGATTGTTTACAATCCATCATTAATTACAGTTATTGATAAATTTAAACTATGAGTCTTCCGTTTAAAGAGACATCACTGGGAAACAATCAGTATATAAGAGAGTTTGCCGCTGATACAAATCGTGATGTTGTAGAAGAATGGCATCGTGATCGTGAAGATCGTATTGTTGAAGTAATTGAAAATACAGATTGGTTGTTTCAAATGGACAATGAATTACCAATTTTATTAAAAGAAAAATTATATATTCCCAAAGAAAATTATCATAGAGTAATTATGGGAAAAGGCAAATTAATTGTTAAGATAACCAAGCTTTAAAACTATTTATAATATATGGCAAATGCAAAATACTTATATTTGATGATTAAAACACATCAAGTTACTGGGCTGAAATATCTTTGTAAAAAGGTAACTACCAGTGATAGTAAAGCCATTTCTTATAAAGGTTCTGGTACAAGATGGAATAATCATTTAAAAGTTCACGGCAATCATATTAATACAGAAATACTTGCTAAGTATGATCTGGATAAAATTAATGAATTTAGTCAGTTATGTTTAGAATATAGTAATAAATTTGACATTGTTAAAAGTAACGAATGGGCAAATTTAATCGAAGAAAATGGATTGATGGGAGCCGTAATCGGTGAGAATAATCCGATGAAAAATCCTAAAATTTTAAAAAAAATGATAATGTCGATCAATGATGTGGTATATAAAAAGAAAGCATGCATACGTGCATCGGATATTAATTCACGACCAGAAGTTAAAGAAAAGATACGCCAATCAAAACTTGGAAATAAAAATCCTTCAAAAAGAAAAGAAGTAAAGGAGAAGATTAAAAAATCTATTAATTGTCCTCATATAATAGATTATTTAAAAAAAATAAACACTGGAATAAAAAATCCAATGGCGGATTTAACAGAATATGCATTTAAACATAAAACAACCGGTATTGTTTTAAGTGGCACTAAATATAAAATTGAAGACGAAACTAAAAAATTAAATCAAACTAATAAATTAATATTAATTTTGACTTTGAAAAACATGAATGAATTTTTCAGAAAAAACAGAAAAATTAATAGTGTGAAAGGATGGATTAAACTATGAGCAATAATGCAAACATTGACCAAGACAGAATTCGCTGGAGTGGGTCGGGCAGTGCTGTGAACACTGGTAGTGTTCCGTATGGATTTTATCTAAACGAAAGTGCAACTACCGGCAGTGTTGGTTATTTTGAATATGATTGTCAAGCTGCTGCCGGTTGGGCAGCAAAGCGTTTGGGCTATCCAATTGTAGATATTGAAATGATCGATGTCAATTTCTATGCATGTTTTGAAGAAGCTGTAAGTGAATATGGTGCTCAAGTAAACCAATTTAACATTCGTAACAATATGTTAAATTTACAAGGCATGCCTGTTTCAAATGCTCAAAATATTACTGGTTTAAATGTAAAAGGAAGCGCACTGCCTTTTATTGTTGAATTATCAAAACAATATGGTAGTGAAGTTGGTGTCGGTGGATATGTAGAAGCAAAAAAATATGGTATTCCTGTTACTAGTAGTGTTCAAACTTATGATCTACAAGCGTTGATTGGTACTGGTGTTGAAAGCGGCAGTCGTGTTGAAATTCGCAGAGTATTTCACGGTCCACCACCAGCATTTGCACGTATTTATGATCCATTCAGTATGACGGGTATGAGCTATAGTAACGTATTAAATGAAATGGGATTTGCTGGCTATAGTCCTGCTACACAATTTTTAATGACACCAATCTTTGAAGATTTGCTTCGCGGTCAAGCAATTGAATTCAATGACATGGTACGTAAAAGCGGATATAGTTTTGAAATTATTAATAACAAATTAAAATTGTTTCCTATTCCGACATATGATCATACTGTTTATGTGGAATATGTTGTTGAAAAAGACAAATATAGTACGGCATCGTTGTTTAGTAGTGGAAGTAATTATGATGTTGTAAGCGATTATAGCAACGCGCCATATCAAAATGTTGTATATAAGAGCATAAATGCCGTTGGTAAACAGTGGATACGAAAATATTTCTTGGCACTATGCAAAGAAACACTTGGTAGAATTTTGCAAAAATATACAACAGTACCAATTCCGGGTGGCGAAGTTACTTTGGATGGTGCTGAATTGCGTAGCGAAGCAACTGCTGAAAAAGAAGTGTTGATGACACAATTAAGAGAAAATCTTGAAGCCAGTGGTCGTGCGGCACAAATGGATGCCAAGGCAAATGAAGCCGATAAAATTCAAGAAACACTTCGTAAAACACCATTATTAATTTATATTGGATAATCTATGAGTTTATTTGGACGCTATTTCAGTGAACGTGATCTACGATTGATCAATTCTGTAAATGCAGAATTGACGCGAGATATTATTCAAACTTTGATTGTTTGTTTTAAAATTGCAGGCAGTGTTACCAAGACAAACATGTATGGTGAAAGCAGTCCTAGTGAAGGCAAGTCGTTTTATGATGGCATCGAATTGGTAGCATTGATTGAACGAAGCGATCCAACAACAGACGATGAAGGATTTGGTCCTGATCGTGATCAAAGTGT